TGATCTTCGGTTACCTTCAACAAACGCAAACCTAATCGTCCACCTCTGAACTCTTTTTTGACAAACAAAATGTCATTCTGAGCAATTCTTAGGTCAGCATAATGCAGGTGATGCATCATTATGTTCATAGAATAACCAATACAAACATCATCTCGCATTGCTACATAGATGAATAACCAACCTGTTGAATTTAATGCTTCATACAGTTGATAATTTGGTTTTAGCTTCATTATTTGTTTGTTGCGAGCAATCTCTTCGTAATGCTCTTCAAACAATGGATCTGCTAAAACAATAAATTCATCGTAGGTGCAGAGTCTAATCTCTGTTTTAGGTACTCTACTTTCGTTTACAGTAGCTTTAGTTTCGTTAGTTACGGTCACACTAGTCATAAAGGATATTTAGTTACACAATCAAATATTATATGCACTCTGTCTGTCGTGCCAACATTGTCCGCAGTGTGTAGTTTCTTATGGTTAAACCACCAAACGTCACCTACCTCAAACTTTTGCTTCTGATCTCCGCAAGTTTGGCTACACCACTCGTTAGATGTAACTACTAAATGGAATCTGGAATAGTGATCTGCATACGTTCCTTGGTCGTTATGTTTGGTTACATGACCACCATGCTTAAGATTGACAATAAGTACTCTACCCATCTCTGTTACTTCTAGTTTTTCTAATATTGGTCGCATTAAAGGTACTAATGCTGGCTTTAAATACTCCATACTTGGGTAGTCATACGATCCTATGTCGTACATGACGTAATAAGGTGTCATTTTTAGTGGCCCTCTAACGTATATTGACTCAGTATCTTTATGTGGTGTGCCAGTAAAATGTTGACGATGTTTTATTTCTTTCCATAACTCAGGTTTGGCATCAAGTAACTTAAGCAATGGCTTTACATCTAAACCATCTGCTATACGAACAAAGTTAGAGTCTGCTGTATGGGTCATATTCCACCTTCTGCTTGCTTTCGTTACGTCTTTTAATGTATATGTCTTCCATTTCTTTCTTGGCTACTGGCAGCGCAAAAGTTAGTGCTAGCGCATCAGCTAAATCTGGTGACCCTGCTCCCTGCAATCTTTTCTTTATCTGATCCTTACTTTCCAATACACGCCTACCAACATTGTCGTACCAGTATATCGGTGTTGCTAACTCTTGTTTTAGGGCTATGTCGTTTGGTATTGCACCTCCTTCTTCTATCCATTGTTTCATTAACCACCACATTTCACTTCTACGGTTAATGTACTGCTCTGGTTTCATTGCCTTGCCACCAAATGGTATTTCGATTACATCGTATTTAAGTTGCCGTAATCTGTCGATTACACCACTACCAGCACCTGCATCACAGAACACTGCATCTGGGTTATGTTGCTCTATCAGGTTGGCTACTCTGGTGGCTAGTTCCATGTTGTCTATACCTCGATATACAACAGGCTTGAATGCTTGCCTACCTTGCCTACGGAACACTACAGATCGGTCATCACCAAATCTGGCAGGGTCAATTCCTAGGATTATTGGTGACAGTTTTACATGATCTGCTTGGTATGTCCTCTTTGCTGCATCCTCGGTATCTGCCAATGCGATTAACTGGTCATCACCTTGGGCAGAAAAGTCACATAGATATTCCCTTGCAAACGATGTCTCACTCATATCACGTTGTAACCTTTTTACCTCATTGGGATGCAAGCTATCTGTGTCAAATACTGTGTATCTGGCTGCTGTCCAATCGTCCTCATCTATGGCTTTGTAGTACAACTCAGAGAACAAGTTAATGCCACTAGGTGTACCGATAAATATCGACCAACCAAGACGGTCAGATAGTGCTGGCTGGACTATGTCTGTCCATAGCTCGTTCTTTAACTGTGCGACCTCATCCATGACTATGCCGTCTAGACGTAATCCACGCATGGCATCAGGATTGTCTCCACCAAACAATCTAATGATCGCTCCATTATGTTTAAACCTGACCGATAGCTCACCCTCGTTAATCTCGATTACAGACGTTCTACGCAATGGTTCTATCTTGGACTTCAACCTAGCCCATGCAATTGCTTTTGCCTGTCTCAGAAACGGTGCAACATAAACAAACATAGATAGTTCTTTGTCTGTTTTCATGGCCTTATCAATTAGCTCCATAATGGCCAGTTCTGTCTTACCTGATCGCCTGTGCAATGCGTAAACGCTAAACCTTTGCTTATTAACGTGACACCTATACTGCCATTTTCTCGGAGTGTAATCCAGTTTTATTAACGGTTGTCTCACGCCTGTGGAACGCCTGTTGAAATGTTCAGAGATATAGATCCACCTGCTTCAACCCCTACTTTCTCTCCGTACTTTTTAGGATTCCATTTTGCCAACAATTTCAATCTTGCTTCTACCCTGTTCTTCTGCATTTGTACGGCTGCCGGATCTAGCCTTGTATTGCCCTCAGAACCGCACAAAGGAGGAGGGGCATCTATTATCTCCAAGCACTCTTCCGCTATTGCGTCTGCCCCCATGTCTCGCGCGTGCGCGAAACGTGTGAGAAAGTCTCCATCATCTTTTTCCAACCAGTTATAAATAGTTCTCCAATTTGGTTTATTTTTCTGTCTGCAATAAGACCTCAAAGTATTACCATGAGCAATCCATTCAATTATTTCATCAACAATTTTTGGATCAGGTTTAGTAGAAGGTCTACCTAACTTGGATTGTTTTGTAGCGAGTTGCATAGGAAACACGTTTTTCGTAACGACAGATCTGAGCTATGTAACCACGAGAAATACCAAACATGATAGAAAGACAGCCATAGCCAATACCTTCTTCGTTTAGTTCTCGCAATGCATCAACGACCACCTGAGTAATACGAGGATTATGGTTAGGATGATCCTCTGCAACTCTATGGCCAGTATCAGAAACACCAACAACAATAGTTTTTG